CATAGAGAACCGCTCGCCTTGGAAAAATGGCAGACTCAAATTGCCAAAGAATGTGCAGGCATAGCAGACGTTAGCCAGAGCATGGTAGAGATCAAAGCACAGTTGCATTTTTATGATGGTATTACCACCAAGGAAATTGACGGTATTACCCTACGTGCCATTGTGGATCTGATTGACGTGGAGTCCAACCCTGATGTGGGGCACACCAACTATCAGTACGTGGCAGGCAAACAGCGTTTGAGCATGCTACGCAAAGATGTATATGGTAGTTACGATCCTCCCCACTTGTATGACATTGTGAAAACCAACGTGGCCACTGGCCTGTACACTCCCGAACTGCTGGAGTGGTACTCAGAGGACGATTGGAATCGCATGAATGACATGATTGATCATGCCAAGGATGAATCATACAGTTATGCCGCAGTAGAGCAGTTGATTGAAAAATACCTAGTAAAAAATCGTAGCACAGGACAAACATATGAAACCCCGCAAGTCAGATACATGGTGGCTGCTGCCACTGTATTCCATAAAGAAGAACCTAACACGGCTAGAATGCGTTATATCAAAGAATACTACACAGCAGCCAGCGACGGACTCTTCACTTTGGCCACACCTGTGTTGGCTGGCCTTGGTACTCCTACTAAGCAGTTTAGCAGTTGTGTTCTTATTAGATCAGACGATGACCTCGATAGCATATTTGCCAGCGGTGAGATGATGGCCAAGTATGCCAGCAAACGTGCTGGCATTGGATTAGAGATTGGACGCTTACGTCCGTTGGGCAGTCCCATTCGCGGTGGTGAGATCATGCACACTGGCATGATACCATTTTTAAAGAAGTGGTTTGGTGACCTACGCAGTTGCAGCCAAGGTGGTATTCGCAATGCGTCAGCCACTGTGTTCTATCCCATATGGCATTTGCAGTTTGATGATCTTATTGTGCTAAAAAATAATCAAGGCACAGAAGAAACTCGAGTCAGACACATGGACTATGGTGTTGTGCTGAGTGCGTTCTTCTGGAGACGTTTCAAGAACAAAGAGAACATAACATTCTTTGATCCCAACCAGGTGCCGGACCTGTACGAAGCCTTTTATTCCAACACAGAACTGTTTGAGGAACTGTATGTAAAATACGAAAAGGATCTCAGTCTGCGTAAGAAAACAATGGCTGCAGAAGAAGTGTTCAAGTCAGGCATTCTCAAAGAACGCACTGACACCGGACGCATCTACTTAGTGTTCATTGACAATGTCATGAGTCAAGGCCCATTTGATCCTGAATATCATACCATTTACCAGAGTAACCTTTGCTGTGAAATACTTCTTCCTACTAAACCCTTTAAACGTCTGGATGACCGTGATGGTCGTATCGCTCTTTGCACACTGGGCTCAATCAACTGGGGTGCGTTCCGTAATCCAGAAGACATGCGCCGTGCTTGCCGTATACTTCAGCGTAGCCTGTGTAACATTCTTGACTATCAAGACTTTCTCTCCATCCAGTCTCAACTCTCCAACGACGAGATCCAGCCCCTGGGCATTGGAATCACCAACCTTGCCTACTGGCACGCCAAGCGCAGTCTCAAGTACGGAGAAAAAGATGCCTTGGCTGAAGTCAAGACGTGGATGGAACATCAAGCCTACTACTTGACTGAAGCCACAGTAGAACTGGCCAAAGAACGTGGTCGTTGCCTGGACTCGGACAAAACACGCTATGGTCGAGGCGAGTTTCCTTGGGAACGCAGAGCCAAAGGTGTGAATGAACTCACAGACTTCACGCCTGATCCTGCATTGGATTGGAACACCTTGCGTGGCAACATGAGAGCATATGGTGTGCGCAATGCCACACTGATGGCAGTGGCACCTGTGGAAAGTAGTAGTGTTGTTATCAACTCAACCAATGGCATCGAAATGCCCATGAGTCTGATCAGTGTTAAAGAATCAAAAGCAGGAAGTCTAACACAAGTTGTACCTGAATATCACAGACTTAAAAACAAGTATCAAATGATGTGGGCACAAAAAGATTGTGTGGGCTATTTGAAAACAGCCGCTGTGTTGGCAGCATACATCGATCAAAGTATTAGCACCAACACATTCTACAATCCTGCACATTGGCCAGATCGCAAAGTGCCCACAACGCTGATTGCCAAGAACTTGATGCAAGCACACCACTGGGGCATCAAGACATTCTACTACAGCCTGATCAACAAGCAAGGTGCCAAAGCAGCCAAAGAAGAAGCACCGTTAGAAGTCATTGACTTTGATGACGTAGAAGACTGCGAAAGTTGCAAATTATGAGCCGAGAACAATACAACCTATCAACAAAAACAGACTACCTAAGCCGCAAGATGTTTCTTGACCCAGCAGGTCCAGTTACTATCCAACGTTTTGAAGAAGTCAAGTACAACAAACTTGTGAAGTTTGAACAAGAGGCACGTGGCTTCTTTTGGATACCAGAAGAAGTATCGCTAACCAAAGATGCCAACGACTTCAAAGAATCAAGTGAAACTGTGAAACACATCTTTACATCAAACTTGTTGCGTCAAACAGCCCTGGACAGTTTGCAAGGTCGTGGACCAGCGCAGGTGTTTACTCCTGTGGTGGGTATTCCTGAGCTGGAAGCATTGATGTACAACTGGAGTTTCTTTGAAACCAACATTCACAGTAGAAGTTACAGCCATATTATTCGCAACATCTACAACGTGCCCAAGGAAGTGTTCAACACCATTCACGACACCAAAGAAATTGTAGACATGGCATCAAGTGTTGGAAAATACTACGACGAACTACACAGAATAAATTGTCATAAAGAATTAAGCAGTGAGATGACAGGCATGGTTCTCGAACAAGTACATATTCGAGCAATTTGGCTTGCCCTCAACGCAAGTTACGCATTGGAAGCATTCCGCTTCATGGTCAGCTTTGCCACTTCACTAGCCATGGTAGAGAACCGTATCTTTATTGGCAACGGCAATATCATTAGTTTGATCTTGCAAGATGAAATCCTGCACAAAGACTGGACTGCCTGGATCATCAATCAAGTTGTGAAAGAGGATCCTCGCTTTGCTGCTGCCAAGCAAGAATGTGAAGCAGAAGTGTATCAGCTGTACTTGGATGTGATCCGCGAAGAAAAGGCCTGGGCCGACTACCTGTTCCAGAAAGGTCCTGTGATTGGACTCAACGCCAACATTCTCAAAGACTTTGTGGATTATACCGCAGTGGGCGCACTCAAAGAGATTGGTATCAAGTATCAGGAACCTGCACCTCGCAGCACACCTATTCCCTGGTTCATGAAGCACGTGGACACCAGCAAGAAACAATCTGCACTGCAAGAGACAGAGTCGACTAACTACGTTATCGGCGTGATGTCTGACCAGTTAGACTACGACGAATTACCAAATTTATAAAAGGAAAAATATGTACAAACCCAATCCTACAATAAGAGATTCTGAAGACTTTCAGAACATTCGCAACGTGATGCAAAAGTTTGAACGGATTGAAGAAAAGAATCGCTGCTTGCGAGTGCAATTTTTAGACTGGTTGTCAGTTAAGATGCATGCCTGGGCAGACGGTGTCAAAGCCATGTCAGATCGAATTGATTCACCATGCGTTATTAAAATAGAACCAAAAAGGAAAACCAAATGAAAGCCATAGTATGGTCCAAAGATCAATGCGCCTTCTGCGAACAGGCCAAGGGTTTGTTGGAAATGAAAGGCATCGAATATGAAGTGCGCAACATCAGTCACGACTGGACACGTGAACAACTGCTAGAGTCAGTGCCCACTGCTAGATCAGTACCACAGATCTTCTTGGATGATGAGTATGTGGGCGGATTTAACGAACTTAGAAAGAAATTGAATGAGCATTGAAACAGGAAAAACATACACCATGCGCATGGGCTATGGTGAAGAAATAGTGGCAAAAATCACAGCATATGACAGCAGTACTCTCACCCTGAGCAAGCCTGTGGCAGTGGTGCCCGGACAGCAAGGTATACAACTGATGAACAGTTTGTTCACCGCAGATCCTGAGGCAGAAGTCACGGTAAATAGATCTAGCGTGGCCATGATCGCCCCTGTGCGTGAAGACGTTGGGGACAGTTATCTAGAAGCCACAACAGGTATCAAGCCTGTGCGCAGTAAAATCTTAATGGGATAACATGCCAGCAGTACAACGACAAGGTGATCCAAACACGTCAGGGGGAATAAACACTTCTGGTGTGGGTTCGGTGCGTGTGAATGGTCGTCTCATAGTTGTGCCTGGTATTGGGGTCACACCGCATCCCTGCTGTGGACAAAGTGGCTGTGGCATACACTGTTCGGCAGTGACCTCAGGTGGATCAGGCACAGTACGTGCTGGTGGACGTCCTGTGATACGTGATGGTGATTCAGACACTTGCGGACACTCACGCACAGCTGGATCTGCTACGGTGAGAGCAGCATAATGGCAGATTCAATTGTAACACCACTGCAACTGTGGGCTGGTGTGGGCATGTATGCCGGCAATGCCATCACAGCCAACACTGCTTTGGCCAACAATATTGCTGCTTACAATGCATTGGTGCCTGTGGCCAATTTGTTGCTTACTATTGGTTTGGCCACCAGCAATGCAAATCTTGGCATCACTGCTGGTACTATAGCCAATCTCAAAACCATTGGTGCCAGTGTGAGTGGCAACTACTGTCCGGCTCTGGGAGACAGTGTGCCCAGCAATGTGTCATGGACTGTGGGCAATGCAGGTTATGCCACCAGCATAACCACAGCAGCCAGCACTTATCTTGGCGGCGGAGACTTTGGTAAATTTGC